GTAAATAATCGTTACAAATACTGGGTTATTACCAGGATCAGGACTCAATGTACGAGGTCCAGGTGCTGGTGTGTCTCCATTAAGAGAGAACAATACGTTACCGATGTTTTCGCCTGTAGCAAAATTAAACTCATTATAGGCAACTAGACTGGATGCTGATATTGTAATCGGTAAGTTGAAATTTGTCAAGCCTATGGGTCCAATCACACTCGCTCCACCAGGAGTCCTATTTAAAACTTGATTGATTGGAGTAAAAGATGGACTAGTATCAGGACCAGTCCAATTAGTAATAGACCATGTTGGGACAAATCTATCACCAACATTAATACCCATTTTTGTTGATCCTTGACCAGGAAGCAAGGGATTACTAATATCATTACTACCATCAAGAACTAATTCAATAATATCACCATTTTGAACTTGAATGTTACTAATAATACCAGATGATCCACCATTAACACTAATTCTTGGATTTGCTGTAGATGTAGTGTCACCACTCCTCAAAGAAACAGGAACAAATATACCAGGAGTTAGACCAGCAACTAATGCTTTGCCACTAGATGCCGATCCAGATTGAACAGTTGATCTATAATTAACATTACCAGGAATCTGTTCGACGAGATTTTGGAAGACAAAACTATTAGGATTTTCATCAAGACCAGCACCTGTCGTCACTATCCATCCAGAAATACCATTTCCATCACCAATAGTTACACTAAAATTCTTTGGCGAGAACTCACTTCCAGAACTAGTTCCTCTTAATTGAACATATTGACCATTCTGAACTGTTTTATTATTGCCCCATGTACCAATAATATTAGATAAAACTTCAAAACCATCAGCATTTGTAAATGTTGTATTGAAATTAGAGACAGCAATTTCAGCACTATTATCAACAGTCATAAGTGCTTGAGTTGTCAACCCTAAAATCTGAGGTCTGTCGCTATAGACAAGAGCATTCAACTCTTGGTTATTTAAACTACCGAAATTAGGTGCAGGATTTGGAGTGTTGATAGGAATAGCACCTGTAGTGATTTCCCATTCAGCAGAACCAGTACCAACAACAACGTTAACATTTTTGGTATCAGATGGTGCCGAAGAAGCTCTTAGTCTAACTTGAATTCTGTCAAGGTTAGAAATAGTCTGGTTAATTGCTCTTGTCCATGGACCCCAAGCACCATATGAACTAGTTGCTGTGAGGTATTGATTAACACGATAAGCGTAGTCATTAGGATCTAATACGTTAGATGTGACTGATAATGGTGCTTCAGTTCCAGGATCTAAACCAGTAATAGTAATAACTTCTTCACCACTACGAAGAGGATCTGGTTCTCCAGGAGTTAATCCAGTATATGCAACGCCATCATCAGGAAACGCAGTTTGTGCATATGTATACATGACATCACTTTCTGCTTCATCTATATTCTGTAGAAAGAATGGATCTGGAGCAAAATCTTCTAACTTGGTTTCAATAACCCAAGTAATAGTGAGCTCACCAATATCAATAGTTACATTAGTAACTTCCGAGTAACTAGGAGGTGCCTCATACCTAAACTGGATGGACTGACCTTCCTCAACATATAGTGGGGTAGCACTAAACTGATACGCCATGCGAACTTATACTTTATCCCGTATTGTATTTAGGGTGATTGTCTGACATCATTCCAATTTGCTTCAATTAGAGGATCAGCATCGTCAAATTTAACTTTAATTGGTTTGTCTGATCTAATTTCTACAGCAACATCAATATTATCAACAATAATAGGGTCACTCAGTACTGACTCTTGATCAGGTGCCAATACATTATCTGTTGGAACTTGATTTAGACTAGGGTCAATAGTAATAGAGTCAGGTAGTTCATCAATATTGACATCTATAGAGTTCGATACGTTGGTAGTACCACCACCACCAGAAGCAGCTAAAGAAATTTCTACACCAAATACACCTTGTACTGTCCAAGGAATACTTAAATTAACGTTACCTGTAATGGCACTACCACTTTGATCAGATGTTGTTCCAGGTAAACTAATATTTTGTGAAACAGTAATAAAACTTCCAGTAGTAGGATTTCTAACACTATAAACTGCTGTACCATTGACTCCACCTGTTGCATACCTATATGTCACTACAAACCCTACGCTTGATCCATAATCTATATTAGTTGGAACATTATAACTAATTTGTGGTAATTGATTTACTACAATAGTCACAGAATCACTATCACTACCACCAGGTCCGCTGGCAGATAAAGTATATGTGGTTGTACTAGATGGAGATACAGATTTATTGCTACTAAACAATACAGCACCAATACCTTGATTAATAGTAGCAGGAGTATTAGCAGAACCTGATACTACCCAAGTTAGAGTTGTTGATTGTCCAACAATAATAGGGTTTGAAGATACACCTGTAAATTGAGCAACTACTGGTTGATATACAGTTATAGTTACAGCAGTAGTTCTGCTGGTGATACCATAATAACTCGAAACTAACGTATAAGTTGTACTATTAGTAGGAGATTTTGTTAAAGACCCACTAGACGCAACACTACCAGAACCTGTCAAAGTTTGTGATGTAGAACCACTGACAGACCATGCTAGAGTAGCATTCGCACCCGCAATTATAACATTAGGAGTTATAGTAAGAGTATTAGATGGTGTAGGATATGAACAGGTTCCATTATCAACATCTGCGTTTGGATTATAGTTTGTAGCACGGGAATCTGTACATCCATAAACAAGTGGTGGTGGAACAAATCCAACCCAATCTATAGCAATACCCCAAGGTCCACCACCACTATTATTAGCATTAGCACTAAGAGTATATGTGCCTGGTCCATAATAATTTGTGGTAGTGACTAAACTTTGCGTTCCAAATCCACCCATTCCCATTTCATAATTGCCATTAATATAAATTGCCCCATTATCATCCACATTAGCATAGAATTGTTGTCTGCCATAATTATTAAAAGTGATAGTCCATGAATATGTCCTATTAGGACCAGGAGTACCAGAAGTATCTCTACCACCTACATTGTAGGTGTTCATGAAATTAGACCAATTCGGCTCATAGAATTGAGGACCGCCGTTAGATCTACTAGTAAAATTAAAATCTTGTGTCATTAGTTAGGACGCACGTCGTACCAATTGGAGTTTATTAATGGATCATCGTCATCAAACCTAACTTGTATTGGTTTGTTTGATTTAATTTCAACAGCAACATCAATATCACTTACAACAATGGGGTCACTGAGAACAATATCAAAATCAGGTGCTTCTACATCATCTGATGGTATTTGTTCTAAACTATTTGGTATAGTAATATTATCGGGTAATTCATCAACATTAACATTTATAGTTTCTACTTGATTTGTAACTCCTCCCGCACCATTGGAAGACAAAGAAATATCTATAGCAAATACACCATGTAAACCATATGGAATATTAGCAACAACATTACCTGTTTTCTCTGCACCTGATTCATCCGAACTAGTTCCAGATAAAAATACATTTTGTACTTGAGTTTGGTTCGCACCAGTAGTGGAATTTCTCATAGTATATGTAATAGTTCCATTGACACCACCACTAGCGTATCTATATGTTACTGGAAATTGTAAAGTATCTCCATAATCTATATTAGTTGGAACATTATAACTAATTTCTGGTAGTTGATATACTGAAATTGTTACACTATCACTATCAGTACCACCAAGACCACTAGCATTAATTGTGTACGTAGTGCTGGTTGATGGCGAAACTGAAGTATTTGATGTTAAAACAACAGCACCAATACCTTGATTAATAGATGCTGTGGTGCCACCAGCACCAGAAACAACCCAACTCAATGTAGAATTTTGTCCAACAATTATTGAGTTAGGAGATGCGGAAATGGTAGCAATTGTTGGTGGATAAACTGTAATGCTAGCATCTGCTGTATCATTACCTGCTAATCCAATTGCAGTCATTGTATAAGTTCTAGAACTACCAGGACTAATTGTAGTTGAACCAGAAACACCAACAGAACCAATACCTTGATTGATACTTCTTGATGTAGAGTCAGCAGTATTCCACGACAATGTAGCAGATTGTCCAGCAATTATAGTATTAGGTGATATAGTAAATGAAGTGATCTCGGCAATTGTGACTGTGAATGATAGCGTCATGCTACCATTACCACTATTGGTTGACTGATTAACAAAACTAACTTTACTGCTGTTGTATCTGGAAGTTCCACCGCCTCCTCCACCGCCGCCATAGTTACAATCAACACCTTGACCGCCGCCACCGCCGCCTGAAGAACCGCCGCCTCCACCGCCGCCGCCTCCGCCGTCTCCACCACCAGGAGAACCGCCACCGCCACCATTAGATAAACCAACACCACCAGATGAAAACCCACCACCAGTGCCGCCAGTGCCACCAGGACGTTGAGCACCACCACATGAGTAGGATCCACCTCCACCTCCACCACCGCCTCCAGCGGTAACTACAATATTTCCACCCAAATAAAATACAGATGCTGCTCCCCCACCTGCTCCACAACCAGACCATCCACTAGTTCCATCATCACCACCTTTGCCACCTTTGCCACTTCCACCAGCAATATTTCCGCCAGGACCACCAACAGCAGCACCAGTTCCACCAGGACCATTACTACCTCTAGCACCCCATCTACCAGTAAAAGATCTATTGCTATTTGATGTTGGAATAGTAAAATTACCAGATCTACCATTACCTCCACCGCCACCAGGACCACCAGAGTCAAAACCTCCAGAACCTCCTGATCCTGCTGCAATACTTAAAGAAATATTTTGAGCACCACCAGGAATTGTTCCTGATTGGCCCCCAAATGATATGTTGTAACTAACAGGTGATGAACTCATTAAACGTCCCTACTTCTTACATCTTTCCAATTTGCTTCAATTAGAGGATCAGCATCGTCAAACCTAACTTGAATTGGTTTGTCTGATCTAATTTCAACAGGAATATCAATATCCGTGACAACAATGGGGTCACTGAGAACAATATCAATTTCTGGTGCTTCTACGTCATCAGATGGTGTTTGTTCTAAACTATCTGGTATAGTAATATTATCAGGTAACTCATCAATTTCAATAGTTAATGTTGGAGTAACATTTACATTAGTTGTTCCACCACATCCCTGTGCTGATAAACTATATGAAATAAACTCAGGTCCAAAATCAGTATATACAATGGATGAATTAAATGTTTCAGTTTTTTGTGTAATATTTTTGTCACTATCATTGCCTGCCAAGTCAAATACAACATTAGCAACACTACCATCAGTATAAGTCATCAATGCTGTTACTTGAACAGTTGGTGCTGCAGCATATGTAATATCTACATTAAATTGTTCCCCATAATCTATATTAGCTGGGAAATTGGCACTAATTTGAGGTATTTGACAAACATTAGCTGTTACACTAGCAGTATCAGTACCTCCAGGACCACTAGCAATAATAGTATATGTAGTTGATGTAGATGGACTAACAGGAGTATTTGATGTCAGTAGTACAGCACCAATACCTTGATTAATAGATGCTGTATCAGCATCACCACTAACAACCCAAGACAAAGTTGGAGTTTGACCGACTGTAATTGGGTTAGGATTAATAAAAATAGTAGCAACTGTCGGTTCATAAACAGTTAGATCTACACTTTTTGTAGTTGTAGATCCTAATGCACCACCGAAATTTTTTGCAGTTATAGTGTAAGTACGTGATACACTCGGATTAACTACTACACTACCATTTAATCCAAGTGGTAAAACATTACCAATTCCATTATTAATTGATAGAAAATCAACATTAACACCAGTAACATCCCAACTTAACGTGGCGGAACCAGGGTCAATATAGTTATTAGGAGTAATTGTAAACGTAACTGTTGGTGGAGGTGGAGGTAATACAGTAACAGTGACTTGTCGTGTCGTAGTACCAGCAGGACCAACAACAGTTAAAGTATAATTTGTTGATGATGTTGGATTAACAGCAATAGTACCTGATGGATCAGAAACTACTCCTACATCTGGTAATATATTTGCTGATGTAGTGTCTCCAAATACAATCCACGATAATACTGCAGTTCCATTATATGGAATAGTAACACCACTTTGCTCATTAAAGTTAGTCTGATGATTGGGATCTGTAGAGAATGATGCCGATGGAGGAAAATCAACTGCCTGATCTGCAGACCATCTTTCACCTTGATCACTCTCTTCATAAACAACATTAATACCTTCTGCTGCACATCGTTCAATAAAATAGTTGTACGACGCTATTACAGTAGATTTTGTCATCGAACCCGAAACGTCTAGCCACACGGATACATAAGAACCTGGTGGTTGACT